TGCATTTATACTTCAACATAAAGAATATGAAGATTTGATCTTTAGTATTATAGATAGAAACTTAGAAATTAGAGCTTCTGAATCAGTTATTAATAAAGTTATTCCAAATTTGATTCCAACCTTTGATGTTGCATTAGCAAATAAGTTTGATCCTAAACGAGTTGATTGGAATGATGTATGGTTTGCAAGTAGAAAGCTTGATGGTGTAAGATGTATTACAATCGTTGATTATCAAGGTAATGTTAAATGTTATTCTAGACAAGGAAATGAATTTACGACATTACAGGTTGTTAAAGATGCTATTAAAGAATTAGGAGTTATAGGAGTTGTATTTGATGGTGAAATTTGTTTGATGGACAAAGACGGAAATGAAGATTTTCAAGGTATAATGAAACAAATTAAAAGGAAAGATCATACCATTCAAAGTCCTAAATATGTAATGTTTGATTACTTAACATTAAAAGAATTTGATGCCAAGATAAGTGAGATACCATTAGTAGTAAGAATAGCTAGATTTGCTAAATTAGATACTAAGATTGCAGACCAAGATTCATTATCAGTCCTAGAACAAATTGTTGTCAGTGATGATGACCATTTTGCTTCATTAAAAAGTAAAGCAGAAGATAAAGGATTTGAAGGAGTTATGTTAAGAAAAAATGTTGGTTATGAAGGTAAGAGATCACAAAACTTATTGAAGGTAAAAAAGTTTTATGATGCAGAGTATAAAGTTGAGAGTATTGATTTTGAAGATCATAGAATTATAAGAGATGGAAAAGAAGAGGTAGTTAGAATGATGGCTCAAGCTTATATTAATCATAAAGGACATGAAGTAAAAGTTGGTTCTGGATGGAATCAAGAGCAAAGATTGAAGTATGAAGCCAATCCAAATTTAATTATTGGTAAGACAATTACCGTTCAATATTTTGAAGAAACTAAAAATCAACAAGGGGGATTGAGTTTAAGATTTCCGACCGTAAAACATGTTTATGAAAATGGTAGAAATGTCTAGGATTTACGAAATAAATTTTATATATTAAAGTATGAATGAAAAAGTAAGATTAGGTTATGCATGTGTCAATATGACACTAACTAACCGTCCAAAAAAATTAGGAGGCCGAGTTACTACATCGAGAACAGCCAGAAAAGCAACATGGCAACATGGTTCAGATAATCCTGTAGATTGGGATTTGCATTTATTAGGTGAAAGGACATTACTAAATGCAAATGACTTGTTACATTATTTACAATGGAATAACGATCATAAAATTAAATTGTTTAGATTAGGTTCTGAATTATTTCCGTGGCACGATCAATATGAGTTACATCAATTGCCTCAATTTAATGAAATAGCAAAAAAATTATTAGAATGTGGTAACTATGCACGTGAGAATGGAATTAGGATTACAACCCATCCAGGACCATTCAATGTGTTAGGTTCTCCGAATCCAGAAGTTGTAAGACGTACATTGATTAGTTTAGAACGACATAGTGAAACATTTGATATTATGGGGTTTGAACCTTCTTTTGAAAATAAAATTAATATTCATGTAGGTGGTTCTTATGGTGGTGACTTTGATGGTACATCAAAAAGATGGATTGAGAATTGGCATAAATTATCTGATAGTTGTAAGAAACGATTAGTATTAGAAAATGATGACAAGCCTAGTATGTGGTCAACAAAAATGTTATATGACTATTTTCATAAAGAGATAGGCATCCCAATTACATTTGATTACCATCACCATACATTCCATCCAGATGAATTATCAGAAGAAGCAGCATTAAAATTAGCTGCAACTACATGGCCCGATAATATAAGACAATGTACTCATTATTCAGAAAGTAGAGCAAGAGAGTTCCAAGATCCTAAAATTAGGGCACAAGCACATTCAGATTATATTCGAGATGAGATTAATACATATGGTCTTGAATTAGATATTGTAATAGAAGCTAAGGCAAAAGAGTTAGCACTTTTAGAATATCGCAATATTTATGCATATAATAATAAAAAGGTTTTAATATGAAAGACAGAGAAAATGTACTTAGACAGTTAGACGAAGTAGATAATATGATTTTAATACTCAATAATTCCGTAGAACGTGGATTAGCAATTGACCCTATTGAAGCAAGAAATAGATTTCGTACTATTCGTCAAAAACTAAAGTTTATTACAGACAGAGTAACAGCGAGTTAAATATGAAAGCAAGGCTATTTCCATTTTTAATAGGACTAGCCGCATTAGCCGTTTCAGGCTCAGCTGCGTTCTATTCAGTATTTGGTTTAAGTAAACTATTTGCAGGAGCGAGCACACAAGTTATAATAATGGCAGGTTCATTAGAATTTGCTAAACTTGTATGTGCTTCTTTATTGTATCAATATTGGGATACTATTAATAAGTTCTTAAGATTTTATTTATCTGTAGCAGTATTTGTTTTAATGGTAATTACTAGTGGTGGTATATATGGATTCTTATCTGGAGCATATCAAGAGACAGCGACTAAATCTGAATTTTTAGATAAATCATTATTAGTATTACAAACTAAACAAAATAGGTTTGAAGAAAACAAAACAGATCTAACATTAGAAAAAACACAATTGAACACAACTATATCTGACTTAAGAACATCATTATCTAATCCAACTCAAGTATCTTATTATTCAGAAGAAGCCGGCCAAGTAATAACAACATCTTCTTCATCAGCAAGAAAAGCATTACAATCAGAATTAACTGCAACAATTGATGATAGAAATAATATAAATCTAAAGTTAGAGGCTGTACAAGATTCTATCATGAGACTTGATACAGAACTATTAGAACTTGAAATGGGTAACGAAGAACAAAGAGAATTAGGTCCTCTAAAATATCTGTCAGAAACAACCGGTAAAGATATGGGACAAGTTGTTAATTGGTTCTTGCTGTTAATTATATTTGTATTCGATCCGCTAGCAATTGCGATGGTCGTTGCTGCTAACTTTGCATTTGCACAAATTAAACCTAAAACAGTTACTAAAGAAGAAGTTCCTGATATGAGAGAGCCGTTAGGCGAATGGGCAAATAAAGAAATAGTCATTGAAGATGAAAAATTAGATCAAGAAAAAATGATTAAAAAGAATGAAGAAATATTAGCTACACCTAAAACGGAAGAAGTGAAGAAAGATATTTATGATGAAAAGAAACCTCCGAAACAGAAGATAATTAAAAAGAAAAATTACTATTAAATAATTTATATATTATGGCAAAAAAAGTTACACATAAATTCAAAACAAAAAGACGAGATGGCAAACGATATATGATTTGCCGAAACAGTATTGTAGATCAAAAACATTGGTCATTTCAATTTCTAGGTGATAAGCCTAGATGTAATAGATGGTCAGAGGTAGGCGAAGGTTCTACTGCAGTACTATGTTATAAATGTGTTTGTCAAACAGTAGGACCACCTGAAATTAAAGGAGGATATGTTTCTAAAGGTCGACCTCGAGGTTGGCAATTTATGAAAGAATTTGTCGATCCACAAGGTAATGTATTTCATAAAGGTAAAGAACAGCCTAAATTAAAAGGAACATTAGAGCCTACCAAAATCGATCGAACACCAAAAAAGAAACTTTCAAAACAAGAAAAAGAAGATCTTAAAGATAAGATATTACAACAAATGATAATGGTAAGAGGTGATCTTAAGAAGGCTAAATGGAAAAAGGATATCAAATCAAGTACATCACAATTAAGAAAGTTAGAACGTGAATTAAAAAAGATACGTTAATCTTTTGACTTACGAATTATTTTCATTATATTAAAATAAATTAGAAAGGGAAAAGATGAGTATATACGAAGAACAGCAACCTAAAGTTCCGTTGAAAGAAGAAGTTGGTGATAGACCAATTGGTTCATTATATGAATCTTTGCATAATCAATTAGGTACACAATTGGATTATGAAGATTCAGTTATTTTTATAAATGACGAAATTAATGATACAACATTGACTGATTTTATTATTAGAATGAGGAGTTTATTACAACATAGAAAAGATAAGACAGCTCCAATTAATTTAATGATTAATTCTCCAGGAGGAGATATTTACGAAATGTTTGGTATAATAGATTATATTGAATCATTGGACGTTAAAGTTAATACAATTTGTAGAGGTAGAGCATTTTCGGCAGCAGCTATAATTTTAACATGTGGTACTGGAACAAGAATGATGAGTAGAAGATCAACAGTTATGTTTCATCAATCATCTAGTTTTTTAGGAGGTAAGATGTCTGACATAACAGCTTATTTAGACAATGTAAAAAGTCTAGAAAAGATTATTTATGGTATGTTAGCAGAAAAAACAAAAAAGGATGCAGATTGGTGGAAAAATAAAATGCGAAATGATTTATTTTTAACATCGGAAGAGCTTCGAGAAATAGGAGTAATTGATACAATTATATAAAAGGAATAGTTATGAAAATGAAACCAATGGGAGACCAGCTTTTAGTAAAAGCAGAAGCAAAACAAGAAAAAACAAAAAGTGGAATTATATTAACCAATAATGTAAGTAATTATAGTAATGCTGAAGTAATAGCAGTAGGGCCAGGATTATTTACTCAAACTGGTGATAGGATTCCTATGACATGTAACGAAGGTGATACAGTATTATTACATTCAAGATTATTGAAAGGAGATAATGAAGTTGAACTTGAAGGAGAGACGTACGTGTTAGTAAGAGAATCAGAAATAGCAATGTTATCAATAAAATAATAAGATATGAAATTATCAGCAGAACAAATAGTACAAAATTGGGAAAGCCTTATTAAGATTATCAATGATAATTTTACAGGAGAAAGAAAAGAAAAACTTTTAGCAATGTATACAGATTTAGAAGAAAGAATGTGTGTACAGCCTGCATCAAGTTTTGATCATTATCATAATGCCTTTGAAGGTGGATATGTAGATCATGTTTTAAGAGTTATTAAGTGTGCTCAAAAAGTTCATTCATTATGGACTGAAATGGGAGCAGACATGTCGGGTTATACAAAAGAAGAATTATTATTTGTAGCATTAAATCATGATATAGGTAAAATGGGATTTCCAGGAGAAGGTAATGAAGTATACATTCCTAATGATTCTGAGTGGCATAGAAAGAATCAAGGTAAGATGTATAAGATTAATCCTAACAACCCTTTTAGCCTCGTAAATGACCTATCTATATGGTTATTGCAACATTATAACATTAGCATCACTTGGAACGAAATGTTAGGAATTAAATTAACAGATGGCCTATATGATGAAAGTAATAAACCATATTTTATGTCAAGAACAGCTGATTCAAAATTAAAAACTAATTTAGGATATGTAATGCATCAAGCTGATGCAATGGCAGCTAGGATTGAATTTGAAATGTGGTATAAAGGTAAGCCAAAGTCATCTACACCAATTAAAAAACAATATCCTAAAAAAACATTATCTAATGCAAATACTAATATAAATGCAAAAGAAATGTTTAAGGATTTATTTGGAGATAAGTAATATGATAACAACAATAATAATATTATCAATACTATTAACAGTATCAGTATTTGTTAATATAAATCAATTAAGAAAACAAGAATCTCAATCTGAATATATAGAAGAATTAGAGAATTCAAATACAGAATATTATACATTTTTTCAAAGACTTAAAACTCGAGTTGGAGAATCAAATTCTAAATTAAGACAAATTGATAGAATAGGTTCATTTGAGGCAGATGATGAAACAGGGTTTATCTTCAAAGAATTACGAGAAATGTATGAAGACTTAAATAGAGGCTTTTAATGGAAGAACAAAAGGAATTATCACCAGTAGATAAATTTTACATATGGCATGATGCAGAGATGAAAGATATTGAGGAAAATGGTCCTCGAAAAAGAAGAGGTAGAAAGCCAACTAAAAAACAATACTTTACATACATAACAGACAAAGCAATTATTGCATATAATTTTGAACCTAGTTATTCAAAAAGAAATAGAGTTTTTTCAGAATTTATTAATTATCCTTTTAACAAATTAGTAGAAAATATTTATCATACATTTAGGTTTAGTTATTTTGATGTACCATATGAAGATGTTAAAGCAGAGGTAGTTGCATTTTTAGTACAAAAGATAAATAAATTTCAAGAAGGCAAAGGTAAAGCATTTTCATATTTTTCAATTGTTGCTAAAAATTATCTAATAATACAAAATAATGCTAATTATGCAAAACTAAAACAACGTTCTGATTTATCCGTACTAGATGATAATAGAAACATTAGTGCTGAAGTAGCTTTATCAGACCATCAAGAATCACTTAAAGATTTTACTAATCAATGGTGTGAGTGGTATGATGATAATATGAATAATGTATTTAGTAATAAACGAGATATTATTGTAGCAGATACTATATTAGAACTATTTAGGATGCGAGATAATATTGAAAATTTCAATAAAAAAGCTTTATATATTCTTATAAGAGAACGTACCGGACTTAAAACTCAGAACATTACTAAAGTAATCAATGTAATGAAAAGAGATTACATGAAAATGTATCAAGTATATAAGGTGTCCGGACACATTGTTCATCAAAAAGGATAGTTCTTATATTTATAATAAAGGACTACTATGGGTGCAGAATTCGAATTATTTAAGGGAACAAACTTTTCAGATCTAATGCGCGATGTATATCATAATTCTAAAAAGAAATCTAGACAAATAGATACTTTAATAAAAAGTTTAGAACCAATGATAAAAAATGTAGGAGACGCAACAGTTATAGTTCCATTAATCAAAGACTATTTAGAAGTATCAGTTAAGAACGATGATGCATTAGTTAAATTAGCAGCTGTAGTTCAACGATTAGTAACGGCTAACTCAAAAGAGGATGATGGCAATGAATTTGGATTATCAGAAGAAGAAAGAAAGCGTCTTCTAGAAGAAGCTGAAGCTGAAATTGAAAATATAAAACAACAGGAACCTAATGGCAGGACAGACACAGATAGCGATAGGACAAGTACTTCAGACCCACTTTCCGACACAATACGGTAAGTATAGAAATATAACAGGGTTAGTACATCCACCAGGCACTGTACGTGTAAGACTTCGTGGTGCAGGAAGTGGAGGATCGTCAGAAGTATGGGCATCTCCAATTGATCCAACACAAATAAATGTACCATTATATGGTGAACAAGTTTTAGTTGTAAAAGCAGCTGACGGTCGTGGTATTGTATTTACAGTACAAAAATATTATTATGTTTGTTTAATTAACGCACATGGCCAAGTTAATAATACAATAATGCCATTTTTACAAAATGCAGCAGTAAGTGGCCGATCTTATATGCCAGATGCTGTATCATTATCATTGCCTGGAATTAGGCCTATACAGCCTACATTTTTGAAAAAGAAAATTACTACTATTCAACCATATACTGGAGATATTATAAGACAGGACAGGTGGGGTAGTGTTTTAAGATTTTCATCGACACATTTAATAATGTTGCCTTATAAGAAAAAACCATTTTGGAAAGGCGTAAAACCACATGATCCGATTATAACATTAACATGTGGTATAAAAGATGCACAAACAGGAAATCCTTCAAGTAAATACTATGCTATAGAAAATCCAGATGATGACAAAAGTTGGATATATTTAACATCATCACAAAAAATTGAAAAGTTTAAGACAGCACAAAAGAAATTAGGCGAAGGAGTAGATCCATTTGCAATTTATTTGAAACCTCAAGTAATTATAGGTTCTGATAGATTAATTTTTAATGCTAAAAAAGATGAAATTGTATTAGTAGCTAAAAAAGATGTTAAAATTGCAACACCTAAATGGCAAACAGATATGGATGAATTTTTTACACAGATTCATAAATTAATCCAAGAAGTAATAAAACAGAATAAAAATTTAGAGGCTGCACATAAAGAAATTGGAGCAGTTGCTCAGAGTAATGCAACATCAATTCATCCTACTCCGGTTGGACCATCAGGTCCACCAATTAATGCTGGTGCTTTTGTCAAATCAAAAGGTATGGCAACAAAAAATTCAACAACTACTAAGTCTATTCGAAAGAAAATTGAAGCTATCGAAAAGAAAATAAAGAAGATGAAACAATAATGCCTTTATTTTGGGATGCTTTTGAAAAGGGAGTAGAAATAGAACTCCGTGATATAAGAAAAGGTAAAACATATAATTCTGTTGCAAAAAAAATATCCACTTTATATCATACAGCTGTTAAACTTGGTCGACCAAAACAAGTTCCTACATTTTCTCCTTTTGTATCAAAAGTAATAGGATTACAATCGAGAGTAATTCATAAAGGATTTGAAACAACATTTTCTTCTGGACTAAAATTACAAAAAGAATTAACGCCAACAGATTGGATGCCAGCTGCTACATCAATAGTAGCTTATTGGACTGGTAAAAATTTAATAGGTGATGTAGGACATACAACACCATGGATCGGAGTTGGACCAGGTGCTCCTCCTCCTCCACCAGCAACTACATTACCAATTGGAATATTACCGGTAATAACTCATAATATATTAATACCAGGAAGTCCAACACCATTAAACAAACAGTTAAGTGATGCATGGAAATTAAAAAAACCTGAACTAGTTGCGGCAGCTTTTAGGAAGGCTTGTGAGAATCATGTTAAGATAATTAGTGGAACATTAATCTATACAATTTTACCGCCTGGTATTCCGCCGGCGCCAGCACCTCCTTTGGTATGGATAGGATTAGAATAACCTGGTTCAAATTCTTCTAATTTACCATTCAAACATATTTATTAAAAAGGGAAATTACTATGAAGACACAATCATTCGTTAAATTATTACGGAAAGTTATTAGGGAAGAAGTTCGTCTAGCAGTTAAAGAAGTTCTGAACGAACAAACAACAGTTACAAACCATGGTATAAATTTATCTGAAATAGCAGAACAGCCATCTACAGATAATAAACCAATAGCTAAAAAGCAGTTTACAAAAAATACAATGTTAAATGATTTGTTAAATGAAACAGCTGCAACACCAGCGCCACAAGGATTAACAGATTATAGTACAATGAATTTTAGATCAGAAATGGCTGAATCATTTGCAGCACCATCTAGACAACCACAAACATTAGCAACTCATGATACTAATGGTAAACCAATTGATATGTCAAATGAAAGTGTTGCAAAAACAGTAGGTATAATGACAAAAGATTATTCTGCTTTAATGAAAGCAATAGATAAGAAAAAAGGAAGATAATAAATGGCTAGATCAGTATACCAATATCGACCAATAAATGACCAACCTGATATTGCATTAGGTATATCATTGCCATTTGGTAAAGCTGCTTCCGGCAGACCTGATAGCCTCAATTATGCATCTGGTTCAAGATCTGGTGGTTCGGTATTTGTACAAACATATAGTACTGAAGAACAAGCTATTTCAAATCTTAAAAATTTATTATTAACTACAAAAGGTGAACGTGTGATGCAACCTAGATTTGGGACAAGTATTCGTACGGTACTTTTTGAAAATAATACTAGTGAGTTGCGAGAGACGTTATTACAAGTTTTAGAAGAAGATATTGCATATTGGTTGCCATATATACAAGTCAATGACGTAAATGTTACACCAGATCCAAAGATGCATACATTAACTATAGCATTACATTTTAAGATAACAACAATTGGATCTGAATTAGTAATTAATATTTTAGCTTCAGAAAATGAATTTTCTGTAGGTGATGCAATTATAGATGATGGGACACCCGGAATCTTAGTTGAAACAGGAACAATAGGAGCTGATACATTTGGTGGATT